CGTTTCTTGATGTTCTTAACATTGACAACCTTGTTTGAAGGCAATCGCTGCTTAGATTTATTTTTCGCTATTTTAGAAAGACGTAACGTGATACGCGACACCACGTACGTTTGGAATAACCTCAATAGTACACACCCACCCAAATATTCCAGTGTACCCCGTAATCAATTAGTAAAAACCAACCCAATTACTGATTTTCATAGCTCCATCGACTTGCATTATTTGATCAAAATATGGGTGTATGTACACTTTACCGTGTATTTTCCAATCGATGCTTGCACACAACTCCCTAAACAATCTAGCTTCAATGCCATATACTTTAAAGAACATATTATCAATAGCTTGATAATTAATGTCATCATAACTTCTATTCAAAAGTAATTTATAAGGATTTTCTTCAAATTTATTGCGTTCAACGGAGAAGCAATCTAGGCTTTCTAATACCTCTGCAATCCCCGGCAAAAATTTGTAATATTTATAGCATGCACCAACACTTCTCATATGATCAAGAATCTTGTCCGCTCTTAGTACTTCTTTGCACACAAACCCTTTAGCCAAAAACCTACCGATTTTTGGTCCGAGTATTCTGGTCGCTCCTATATCCCAAAACCGTGATGAACAATATTCCAACATATCAATATCATCAACAATTTTGGCTATCAGCCTATGACCCATGCGCTCAGCACATCCAATCAAACTTCTCAGATCAAATGAGTCGATCCCATCTTTAAAACAAACTATGTTATCGTCACCAACGACAATTAGTTTCCATTCAATGTCCTTTCCGTACAGATAATTTATCACAATCATAAACACACGAAGAGTGTTACCGAGACTCGTATTACACACACCACTACACACTTTACCATGACATGAATACTCAAACCTATTAGACGTAGTTCCTCGATAATGTTGCTGCATTTTTAACAATTGCAACATATCTGGGTCGAAACACTCCTCATAGTATTCATATTCAGCCTCAATGGCCTCGATTTCATTATGGCCATCAAATCTTGTGAAATCACCTTCACAAAATCTATAACCCTCATTATGTAGTAAATATACTAACTCGCCAATATCCTCAGGCTTCATACATCCTGTATAGATAAGGTTACCACTTGCAACCATGATCAACAC